CGGATAGTTTTCCTACGAGTTCGGTAGCCTGTTCTTGGGTTTCAACCTGTAAGCTGAGCGCAGCTGCCAACTGCTGTAACCCGTCTTCTCGCACGCCCGGAAACGTCTGTTTCAGTAGTGCTAAAATCTGCTGTAATAAATCCATAAAACTATTTTTTGTTACGTTAAAACAATGCAAAGGTAGCGTATTAAAGTAATACAAAGTAAAAAAGTTAGGTAAAACACTTCGTTAAAACTTCGTCTTAGTGGTAACGAATGGCTGCAAATGCCTACAAAATACTACGCTTTCGGGGTGTTCCGCTTGCCTTTGGTGTCAGGTGTTCCGCTTCCTGTTTTGGCTATCCGGGAAAAAGTGCGTACCTTTGTAGCCGTTAAAACGTGCTTTTTATGAACGAACGTATAGAAGAACTAATAGAAGAATTAGACGCGCTGGCTGTCGAGTACAAGCGTAACGAGGTGCTTAGACTGCAAAGCAAAGTACAACTTTGGGCGATACGCTACAATAAGCTTCCGCGTGTCTTCCGTCCCCTGTGCCTTCACTACTTCAAGAAGTGGGCGAGCCGCTATAACGACGTTGTGCGCTTTCTCTATCCGCCCGTAGAAGGTGCGCCGCTTCCTGTTGAAGAATTAAATAGCGATGTAATATGAAAACCCCAAACGTACAAACGACAAAGGGCGTTAAGCCTTTAACCGCCCTTCCTAACGAAGCCTTAGTAGAAGGTTTCCTTTACAACTCTGACGAAGACGAAGAAGTTAGCTTAGTTCGCCTTCTCTCGATCGTAGAACCTTCGCCAAAGAAGGCAGGGGCAATCCTGCGCGAATGTCTCACTAAGGGGCGTTCTTTGGTCGCCGTCTATCCGGGTAAGAATGAAACGCCGCCAGCTAAAGCTACTTACTTGGGTTCTATTGCTGACGGCGCGTTATACCTCGTTTAGTAGGGTAGGCTCTTAATTAAGTCTATCATTTCCTTGTATTCCGTAGGCATGAAGTGTTCAAAGGCTCTGTTTCCTAAGTAGGTGTTTTCAAAGCAATGTGCCAAATACTCATGCCTTCTCATGCTTAAGCTGTTAAAATAGCTTGTGCTGTGCCCCCAGCCTACGCCGCTACTATTAACTAAGCTTTTTAATGTGTCCTGTAGGCTTCCTATCTGCTCCAAAGCGTCGCGTTTGGTTATTCCCCTACGTGTAAATACGTCGTCGCCAAACTTATTCAGACGCTCATAAACTGCGTCTATTCTTGCCGAAAGCTGCTTAGCGTACATTATGGAAGTTTGGCGCGTAGTGGTTTTGTACGTTCCTGTTCCGAAGTCGTACTTATGTTCCGTTACGGTTGTCTTCACTTTCTTACGAAGCCTTGCTATCTGCTTTTCCCTCAAATCCTGCAAAGGTTTGTAGCCGTGTATGATGTCGCGCTGGTCGCCGATGGCGTGTCCGAACTCATGGTAAACTACGGCTTTCTTCTCCCACGGAGAATTTTTGGCGCGTGTATCGTTGTCTAATACTACTTCCCTGCCTAACTTACATTCGTAGCTTCCCTTATTCGTGTGCGGTATCTTCAAAGTAGGCATATACTTCAACTTGTCGAAAAACTCCTTACTGAATACGTACTTTTCGCCCAACAAGTAAGGCTGTCCGTCCTTAAGCTCTTCGGGCATATTGCTGGAGTATTCCTTCTTCGCTTCCTCTGCTATAGCCTTCTTTAATTCCGCTTCCGCCTGTATCTTTGCTTCCTTAAGGTTCTTAATACAATCCGCGTAATACTTTCCTGCTTCGCATCTGTTCGCTCCGCAAATAGCCGTATATTTGTCCGCTATAGTCTTGTTAAGCTTGCTTATTTGGTTTCGTACCTGTTGAAGCTCTGCTATTGCCAGCAGCCATTCTTCCTGTCGCTTGTCTGCCAAAGCTTGCAAGCTCTCCACTTCCGCGCGTAGTGCTTCCCTGTTTCCTGCCAAACGTAAGCCGTCCAGCTTGGAAACGTCCAAACCGAAAGCGTAAGCCCATCGTTTCAAAGTGTCTATTTCTGTGTCGTATTCCGTGCAGGGCTTGGAATTGTTCTTTATCGGCTTGCTGGTTTGGCTTGCTCCCTTCATCGTTTCCGCTATTCCTGCCTTTAGTCCGCCCTCGATCGTGCCGCCGTTGAAGTTGTCGCGTATATAGTAGGGCTGGCTCTTCCAGCCTTTGGCTCGTTCGCGTATTCCCTCTATATACTGCGTGAAGTTTTCGGGCATGGCTGTTACCTGTCTGCGTGAAGGCATAGACTTGTAAGCCTGTCCGCGAACAATAGCCTTAAGCCTGTTGCCCCGGTCTTTGTTATATTCGTCGTAGTCTGCAAGAATAGGCGTAACTTGGCATCGACATTGTGGATGCCAGCCAACAAAACGGAAGGGCTTAGGGTAGTCGCCTTTTAGCTCGTCGCAAATATCTACTAACGGCTGGGGTCTGCCCTTGCTGTCTAATACGGTGTGGTTGTTACTTAGCATTATCCGTATGCCTACAACAAAATCCAACTGCTGCCAGCGTAGGTATTCCGCTTGTCTGTAAGCCATGTTTACTTCCGTCCGTGCCAAACGCTGGGCGTTCCTTGCTGAACTTCTGTAAACGCCCTGCCCAGGATGGTATAGTTTCGCCGCCTTGCTTAGTTGAAGGTTGCCGTACTTGTCGCGCACTCTCCTAAAAAGTCGGTCGGGCTGCTGTAGACATTGCCGTAAATCCCTGCTTAGTTGCTGTGCGCTTCTGCCTTCGCCTAATCCTACGTCTATACCGAGTTCTATCGTGTCCTTTATGTCGCCTACATACTTCCATACTCGCTGGGAAAGCCCTAACCCTTCTACTTTCCGCTGTTGGAATGACTGCAACGCTTCGAGGTTTCGCGCTTGGTATTGCGCCGCTTCTTCGGGCGTTAGCCGTGAGGTGCGTAGTATGGACTTTATAAAAGCATCGTTCTTGTCGCAAGCGGCTTGCCACTCTGCCGATGTGCCGCGAATAACAACGCCTTCAATCTGTCGCGCCAAATCCTGCGCAACGTGAGCCGCCGCCTTCTTCGTCTGTGGGTAGTCGTCGAAACTGAACGGCTTGCTTAAATCGGGTTGGAACAAAGTACCAGCCAACGCCGCGTATTCGCTGGCTGCGGAAGTGCAAAGCCTGTCAATCTGACGGGCATAGCCTTCCGTTCTCCTGTAGTGTGCTGCGTCGAACCCTTTAAGTTGCAATATAAGTTTTTTTCTGTTGCCCGACATAGTTATTTTCTTGAAATTTTCGATTTAAGCGCGTTTCGCTCGTTGGGTGGGCAGTTGTTCCAGCCGACAAACGAAACGCGCCCTACGGCGTTCTATCGTATTAAGATAAGACGAAATGAAGCGTTAAATAGTCGGTTCGCCCTGCAAGAAGGCGTTTTCTTGGTTATCTTCCGCTTCTATTGCGTCTATCTCCGCGTCGGTGTCGTCCGCCCAGCCTAACCGCTGTACGGTCGTGCGTCGGCTGGCAATAGACTTGCCGCCGTTTGCGGCTGTAAGTATATTAACCTTGCTCTGCTCGTCCTCGATGATGTACGGCGTAATAATCGGCTCTACTATCAACTTGTCGGCTGCTTCCTTCCATTCGTTGTGTGCCACTCCTAAGAACGCCTTTAGAATGTTGATGCGCCGCTGTAGGTACTCGTTGAATATCTCGCACTTGTCTTGTACCTTCAAATGCGCGTCCATGAAAAGCAACTTTAGGGCGATGCCGCTAACGCTGCCTATACCCTTCACGGTGTCAAACGAAATGTCGGGCGTTTGGGTAATGGTGTAAATCATCTTCAGGAGCGTTTCTATTTCAAGTTTCACGCTTTCGGGTGCGCTCTGCCAACTCAAATAAGAAGCCTTCGCGCCTTCCTCTCCCTCAATGATGCCGCCTGCTTCGCCTTTCCGGGCAAAGCCTATAATCTTGCCTTCTACAAATATCTTGGGGCTGGCGTGGTAGTCGTTGGTGTCGGCAAAGTTGGAAAGCAACTTTTCCAACCGCTCTATAAGGCTTTGCACGTCTTCCCATTCTACCTTCGGCTGACAGCCGTACACAATCGGAATTTTGCCAATAGCAAGTTTTTTCGGGTAGCCTTCCACTAACTCCCATTGTCCGTTAGCCTGTCCGTCCTGCTTGTTCTCGCAACTCCAAAGGTAGTGATAATCCTTCGTGTACGTCTCGAAATAGGTACGGTTCTTTAGGTCTGCGCCCTTCCGCGTAAACTCACGGCTAAACGCTATCATGTCGCGGTTCTCGTCGAAGTACGGGTAAAGCGTATCGCCGAAGGCTGGGCTAAACAGGGCTACCTTGAACTTCTTTTTTGTCTTGAAGCCGTAAAGTTCGTGTTCCTCGCCTTCCACTTGATACCACAATTCGGCTACTTCCGTAGTGCCGTAGATGTTACGCGCTGCCCGTCTGTTTACGGTGCTAATCTTCACGTCGTAGAAGATGCGCTTAATAGCCTGTAGTATGCTGGCTTCGGTGTCGTCGGCTGGTGTGCAGTTGTACGTTACGGGGTTGCCGAAAGTGAAACTAACGGCGCGGTCTCTGATAAGCCGCTGTATTGCCAACGCTATACGCGCTACGGGTTCAATCCTCGCGCCCTCTCGCTGTAGTTCCACGTTGGGGTTTACGTTCTTAACCTCGCCGTAGTCTTCCGCGTTCTTATCGACTACTACTAACTTGTCGGGGCGTTTTTTAACGTCCATAACGTCGTGCTGCTTCGGGTCTATCTGCATCGCGTACTCTACCGTATTAGGCTGTTCCGTGATGCGCCCGTTGCGAAGTTCCGCTACTACGCCTTGAAGGTCTGCGCCTTCCTGTAAACTCGCTTTCAGAATGTCGTCCAGCGTTAGTGTCTTCTGTTCGTCGTCCATTGTCTTAAAAGTTTTATGTTTAACCGAAAATCCTTGTTAAGTTCTGCGCCTGTCTGTTGCGTTTCTCCACCGTACCCGTAAGCGCGTCGGGTGCGTCGTCGTGGCTGTTGCCGCCTTCCTTCTTGTACTGCGTAATTGCCTTGTAGAATTGCGGAAATAATACGTTCCAGCGTTCCGGGAAAAAGCAAAGGTTCTGCACCTCGTTAGAATGGTTGAAGATGCGAACGTCCTTATTCTCTGTTTGCGTGAAGTAGGTAAAGCTTGTCTTCCTGTTGCCTAAGATGCGGCAGTTCTCGCAAACCTTACGCTCGAACCCTCTACCGCCGTTATTGCTTTCTACTACGCATTCTTCCACTTCAAAGCGCGTTAGCCTTCGGGCTGTCTCGCTCTCTGTCGTTTCCATTGGGGCTTGGGTGTAATAAACGTCTAATATGAAGTTGCCTATTTCCGTTTCAACGTAAATAATGCAGCATAAGAAGTCCTTACCCGTGTCGGCTGTGTCTATATACGCCTTTACCTTCCGCTTCCTTGTTATCGGTACTGCTTCGTAGGTAGTGAAGCCGCGTTCGTACATAAGCCCCTCAATCGGGCGCGGGTTCTGCATGTACTGCGTATCGAAAACAAAGCTATTCTTTTCGCGTAAGTCCTGTAGCTCTTCCAAAGTATGCTTAAACGGCCAAAGGGCTACTTCGTTACCCTCTTCGTCTGTCTGAATAACGGGAAGGCTCAATACTTCCCACTCTTCCGGCTCCAGCTTTTGAAGGTAGCCGCAAAGGTCTTGTTCGTCCAGACGCTGCATAATGATAATAATAGGCGTGTTTCGGCTGTTTACGCGGTTTCTGATGGTGGTTTCAAACTTTTGGTTTACCTTATCGCGTACCGTGTCGCTACGGGCATCGTCCGGCTTAATAGGGTCGTCTATGACTATCGCGCCGCCAAAAGTACCGTCGCTAACGCTGGCCAGCTCTTCAACTTCTGCGCTTAGCTCTTCCTCTTCGTCCTTATCCACTATACCAGCACCAAAGCCCGTTACCTGTCCGGCTGAACTGACGGCATACAAGCCGCCGCCTTCTGACGTGAACCATTTACGGGTGTTTACGCTGGTGGGTTTCGTACCGGGGAACAGTCGCCTATAGCTGTCTTCGCGTAGTATTTCCTGTACTCCCCGGCTGTTGTCGCGTGCCAAATCGTCGGAATAAGACAGGTGTATAAACTTCGCCTTCGGGTTTATTGCCAAACCCATAGCTATGAAGTTCTTAACGGCTAACTCTGTCTTTCCGTATCGGGGGGCAATGTTTATAATAAGACGTTTGCACTCTCCGGCTAATACGCGGTCTAAGGCTTTGGCTATCTGTACATGGTGCTGGCCTACGACAAACTTACGCTTAAACTTCTGCTTAAAGAAGTAGCGCGTAAAGTTTAGAACGCTGTGTAGCGTCCACGTCTTCAAGAGGTCTATATCCCTGTATTGCTCCATGCCTTAATAGTCCTTTTCCAAATCGGCAAAAAACTCTTTCGCTTCCTCTCTCGTTAGTGTGCGTGGTGCTATTACGTCGCTGCCGTCCGCTCCCGTCAGTTCGATGCGCTGGATAGCCTTCCCGTGTAACTTCGCCGTAAGTTTGTCTATTGTCTTGGTCTTCCCTGCGTTCATATCGAATATAATTGCCCGTGCGTAAGTCCGTGCAAGTGCCGGGGCTGCGTCGTCCTGCGCCAATAGTTTCAAGTCGGGCAAATCCATTGTTATAAGTGCTTCGTACCACTCCGTAACCTCAACGGCGGAAATGCCGTAATACTTCTTCGCCTTCGTCTTACCCATTATCTTTACCCGAAATTCGGAAACGCGAGAACGCGGTCGCCCTTTCGGGTTTCCGCTCTCTCCTTTCTTCCACGCTGGGCGTAAATTCTGCTCGTTTGCCATATTCGGTGTTTCGTTGGTAATTCTTCGGTGTTATTCTGTTTTCTTCAAGAAGTTGCCTAAATACTCGGCTTTCTCGCCTGTCAGTTCCTCGTAACGCTTGCAAATAACGTCAATATAGGCAGGGTCTAACTCTACCATATAACAAGCGCGTCCTAACTGCTCCGCCGCCATCATTGTGCTGCCACTTCCCCCGAACGGGTCTAATACTACTTCGCCGGGGCGTGTGCTGTTCTTAATAAGTCTTCCCATAAGCTTCAGCGGCTTCATGGTTGGGTGGTCTGCGCTTCTTAGCGGCTTGTCTTCGTGTATGTCGGTAGTAGGTAGGCTAAGAACTTTTGTAAGCAAGTCCTTAAGCTCCTGCTTCGTTAGCGCGTTTAGATCGAGGGCTTCGTCTTCCGTTATCGTAATCAGGTCGCGCCGTGCTACAAAGTAATGCGACGCGCCGGGCTTCCAACCGTATAGGCAGGGTTCGTGTTTCCATTGGTAGTCCTGCCTTCCTAATACTATATTGTTCTTTACCCAAATAAGAATTTGCTTTAGCTCCCAGCCTACCCGCTGAACTGCAAGCTTGAAGTTCAAGCCTTCCGTTCCTGCATGCCAAATGTAGAACGCGCCGCCGGGCTTAAGGTACGTGTTCGCGTTGTTGAAGGCTGCAAACAGGAAATCTTGGAAAGCTGAACCTTCCATTTTGTCGTTAGCTATATCCTTCTGAACTCTGTTACCTTTGTCGGCTGCGTTTAGTGCTTCGTTCTTACTGCTGTAGTCCACGTTATAGGGTGGGTCGGTTAGCAGAAGGTCGGCTTTTTGGTCGCCCATGAGTATCTGCAAAACTTCGGGTTCTGTGCTGTCGCCGCAAATTAGGCGATGTCTTCCCAATCGGTAAATATCGCCTTCCTGTGCCTTCGGCTTTCCCGTGACGCTGGCAGGGTTAAAGTTGTCTTCCTCTGCTTCGTCTTCCTTAACGTCGCCGTCCATCGGTGGCAATTCCACGCCCCAGCGGTCTAACTCTTCCGCGTTCCAAAGGTTCGCCAAAGCTTCAAAATCCCAATCGCCGAAGTTATTATTATCCTTGATAGCTACGGCTCTAAGCTGTTCTGCTGTCGCTGTCTGCGGAATGACTTTGCAAACGGCTTCCTTATAGCCTACTTCCTTTAACGCCCTGTAGCGCATGTTTCCGCCAATAATAACGTACTTGTCGCCGTGCTGGTAAACCAACACTTCGCGCAAAGATAGCATTTCGGGGTTTTCCACGATCGACGCTTTCAACTTCTTGAACTTTGCCACGTCAATACTTCGGGGGTTCGCTGGTACTCCCGGAATTTGCCCCTTGTTTGGCTCAATCTGCGACAAAGGTATAATTACGCTTTGCTGCAGCTGCTTGGGGTCTATTGTCTTCGTGCCTTTCTTCTCTGCTGCCATGCCTTGCCCGTGTTAAAATGGTAAATCGTCGTTGAAAAAATCCCAGCCGCCGTTGTCGCCGCCGCTGTTGCTTCCGCCGTCTCCGTCTGCCTTCATAACGATGCCGCCTAAGAAGGTGGCTTTTGCCAAAGCTGCTACCGAAATAACTACGGTAGCTACTGCTGCCAATAAACTAAGTGCTTCCATTGTCCTGCCTATTTAATCGTTAAACTTCTGTTTTGTTATGACATCCCAAAGTTCGTGATGTCGTATATCCTTGTTAATCGTTCCGAAACGCTCCATAACCTTGCTAAAGCAATCATCGTAGAAGTAAGTCGTAAAGCTGTGGGTTCTCTTCTATCGTGAACTGCTCCACGTTTCCGCTGCTGCGAAGGTTTGCCGAGCCGTGTATTACTATCTTCTTCCCGTCGTGCGTCTCAAACTGAACTATTTTAGTGTGTATTCCTGCTATTGCAAGCTGGAAGCGGTTGTTTACGTCCAGCTTCTTTCGCAAATAGGGTATAAGCTGGTACTTCTCGTTTGCGTAGAAGTAAATGCTTAGTAGCATGTCTATCCTGTCTATATACCCTTTATCCATTAAACGGGCAAAGGCTTCGATATTCTTTTGGTTTAGCGAAAGCGTACTTACTAACATCCTATTAACCCTTATTTTATGTTCCCAAATGTACGCCGCTATAAAGTCGCCAAACACGAAATCGCCGCTAACAATAGCGTTATACCTTTGCCCGTAATCTACCTTTAGTTCCTTTGCCAGCTTTGCCTCGTTCTTATATAGTGCTGGTATTCCCGTAATAGGTGGCTGGGGTGCAATATAGCGCGTAGGCATAGCGCGGTCGGTCTGTTCCTCTGCGTCCACGCCAACAGCCGGGGTTTTCTTCAACTTCGGAAGGTTGAAGCCCGTTAAGTCGAGCTGCGGAAGGTCTATACTTCCGAAGTCCACTTTTTGCGCTTTCTTTTCTTGTTTCTTTTTCATTTCTTCTTTTTTCTGCCACTTTCTGAAAGAAAAAGGGCGGTTGCTTTCGCTGCCGCCCTTTCCGCTTCGGGTGGTTTCCCGTCGCTCAGCTATATGGTAAATTGGTGATGGTGGTACTAAGTACCGAAAACGCAATAGTAAAGACTTGAAAGAACTACGGAAGCGATAACGGCTGCGGCTGCTCCAGCTATCGTAGCTACAAAATCCAACACTTCGGGCGTTCCCGTTCCCGTAACCTTGTCGTAAAGCTCCTTTCCTGCTGCTGCAATAACGGCTACTATAACGCCGATAATGTAGCCAAAGAAAAGGCTTACTATTGCGGTAATAGCGAACCCTGCTACAAAGTGCTTTTTCTTGTCCTGTGGTATCTTCATAACTGCGTTTTGTTTAATCACGCTGCAAAATTAGCGAACTTTCGCATTACTTTAATACGAAAATCCGCTAAAATACTTCGTCAAAACTTCACGAAACGAGCTTTTTGCGCCTTCTTTGTTCTTATTTTAACGCTCTAAAATCCTGTAACACAGCGTTTTGAGTGTCGTTATTCAAATAAGGCGGTTAGAACCTGCTTATTTTGACGTTGGGGGCTTTTCAGTTGTTAAGTATTCCTTAACTACTGCCATAAACTCTTCAAGCGTTCGGCAAACGACGTACTTGTTACCTGCGCCTTCCGCAGCCTGTTGCCATACCTTTTGGCTCTCCCGTTGCTCGCTGCCCTTCTCTGTCGTCTTCATCTCAATACAAAGGGAAGCGTAGCCGTTGGAAGGCGTTAGCAGAATAAGGTCGGCTACTCCTGCGGTAACGCCTTCCTTCTTCATCTGTTTGGCTTCGGGGCTGTAGGTAATGACGCGCCCGGCTCTTACTATTGTTCGGTGCGTCCGCTTTCCGCCGTTCGGTACGGCAAAAAGAAGTAGCGCGAGCTTCGGGTATTGAAGCCTAAACCACGTTACGCATCTTTCCTGTAGGCGGCTTTCTTCGTGTCGCTGGGGCTTGCGTTGTTTAGTCGCGCTTGCTTCCTTTTGCGCTTTGTTCCAGATGTCTTCGTAGCTCATTCCGCTTTTGCTTCCTCTTCTGCTACTTTGGCGTTCGCCTTTTCCTCGATCCGCTGGGCGCGTTCCGCCTGTTTAAGAAGTACGGTTCGCTTTGCCGCGTTGAAGACTATAGAGCCTATTACTTCGCGCTGGCTGCTGGGAAGGCTGCTTTTCTTTGCTACTATATTCGGAAATTCCGATTTTATATAGTCCGCGTTAAGCTTGCCTTCGTTCATAAGCGTCAGTAACGCGCTGCTCTTAAGCTTACGCCCGTGTTCCTTCGCCTTTGCTTCGGCTTGATTCTTCTCGTTCTCAAACTCGGCAATAATGCCGTTTAGCTGAATGTCAAACGCAGGGTCTTTCGTTATCTCTGCGTCAAATTTTACGTTTACCATTGTCTTTGTTGTTTAAGTTACTGAATGTTTCTTCTAAAATCTCTTTCACGCCGTGAAGGTTTCGGGCTGCTGGCAGGTCTGCCGTCCTTACCGCTTCGTAAAGTGCGCGTAGCTCTTCAAGCGTTAAGCCCTTCAAGCCCCAGCTATTACTTCCGTATTCCTTCGTAATCTCTAACTTCTTACTCATGGCTATACTTTGTTTAGTAAATCTTCGTCAAAGCCCGGAAGTGTCGGGTTCTGCTTTTTGTATTCCTCACGCGCTAAGATGTCGCGTACTCGCTTAATCTCTTTGTCTAACTCGGCTTCGAGACGCTTGGAAAGCTCTAAGTATTCCTGCTTCTGCCTGTACGCTTGCGAAGGTGTCTTAAAGTAGTTCTTCTGCGCGTCTCGCATCTGTGCCGTCAGGTTGAAAAATGCTTTTGCGTCCATAAGCCTGTTAGTATCTGAACGTCGTAAATTGAATAACTGCAAACTTTAGCGTAATCTCTGACGGCTCTAATACCTTGCCGTCTTTGGAAAGCTGCACCTTCTTAGCGTAGTCGTCGAAGACGGGGTTAAACCACGCCTTAAAGTCTTCCAGCGTTAAGCCGTCGTTCTGTGCTATAAGCTCTACGGGGTAGGGTGTGCCGTCTATACTTGCTTCGTAGTCGTAAACAGCTGTTTCTGCGTAAGGCTTCGGGCTTTGCTCCGTGTAAATCTTCACTTCTTCCTTACTGCGCGTCATAATAAGCTCCTGTACTTCCACGATCGACGCTGGTACGTCTAAAATAGTAACGGTTGGTACTCCCTTTTCGTAGGGCTTTCCCTGCCATTGCCTAATACTAAGAACTCCGCCGCGCTCCTTAACTTTTGCTATACGCTCTTTCCAATAATCGTAATTACATCTGCAAGTGTGCCGCTTTGTTCCTGTCTTTACCTTCTCTGCGAAGCCTGTAGGCTCTCCAGCTTTGGGGTGCTGGGGAAAGAAGGTTTTGCTTAACATTACGTTCATGCTCCAATCTTAATTATTAGTTCGTACTTTGCTGGGGTGTGCTTCTCCCCTCGCGTTTTCTTTGTCTCTCCGGGTTTTACCTCTTCGCCGTTCCGCAGGATGGTATATCCTGCTTCTTTGGCTCTAAGGCTCGTTCCTAACAGGCTTTCGCTGGCGTTCTTTACTACTATCTCGCCTACGGCATTCAAAGCCGTTATTAACGCTTCGCCTGTAATATCTACCTTTAGTTCCATAGCCTATTCTTCCTTTAAGTTCCGCAAATGCCTTAGAAGTCTTGCCGCTGGCAAAATCTTCTTAAAGCTCTTAACGGTGTGCCAAAACAAGAAGCCGCGAACCTGTACCAAATAACGCTTAATCGTTATTACGTCGCTGCTGTTGTAGGAAGGAAACGGGAAGCCGTCGTTAT